ATATAAAGCATGAGCACACTCATGGGCGATTAACATATCATAGACATCACCTGATTTTTGTTTAAATATTGGAAGAGTTAGGACACGGTTCTTAACATCAAAAGAAGCTGTCTTAACATTGTTGTGTTGAATTGTAATATTTTCGTTAGCAAGTAATTTTGCTAGATTAGATTTTACTTCTAAATTCATAGTGTTTGTGTCCTTTTTCATCATATGTGTCCATCCTACAGGTCTTTTTTACAAAAGGCAACCTTTATTTCGCTTTTTTTTAAAGTTTTTTTTGTTACCTGGTAAGGGTTTCCGAATACACACAAAATAAAAGCGTGTTTGTCGCAGCTAAATTGCCGATTTTATTGTCATTTTTCGCTCAATATCTTCTTCAATACACTCGGAACCATATTGGATTTCAACGATTCGCAACGATTCGGTTGATTCGTTTGATAACATATGCCAATCACCTCTCTTAATATGTACATTATCAAACATATTATAATGTCCGTGTAGTTCGTAATCTGTGCTTGGATTTTTAATAGTGTAAACTGAAGCAATACCTGAGGCTATAAACCAATGTTCAGCTCTATACTTGTGTTTTTGCATAGATAAAGACTTACCTGGTGCAACAACCAGTTCTTTTACTTTTACTACGCCTTTGTCATTATGTAATACTCGGTAGTAACCCCAATCTCTCTCCGTTCGATTATCAGCCCATTTTTCAAGTATGTTAGATGATGAATTACTTTTAGAACCACCAACATTAAACTCAAAATCAATCCATTCCTCATCCATGAAATGGTTTAACTCTGGTATATTGTCATCTGTACGGTCACCACCATTTGCAAATATAATCTTTGCTTGAGGATAAAATCTTTTTACTTTTAATATTGCTTCAATAGCCGTATCGTCATGGTCTGCAAAATTAATTACATTATCAACACCTCTTAAATTAAGTAATATCTGTTCTCTTTCGTAATATGGTAAGAAAGACTTACCTTTTTTTCGTGATAACCAATCATCTGAATTTAGGCCAACTATTAATACTTCACCTAATGACTTGGCACATTTTAGGTATTCTAAATGTCCGGAATGTAGGGGGTCAAAACCACCAGATACTACGACAACTTTCTTCATCTATTGTCGCCAGAACCGTGAATAGTTCCTTTTGATTTTCTTAATGCTAACTTTTCTATATTAGCGCTTGCAATGTCGGATAACTTAATGTCAAAATCATTAGCCAATACAGCGATATACCAAAGGCAATCACCAATTTCACTTTTGATTTCAGACACCAGTCCTTCATCTTTACTATCTGAGCCATCTCTTATTATCTTCTTTACTTTGTTCGCAACTTCGCCTGCTTCACCGGTCAAACCCAAAGTTGGGTAAATAATGGCCTGTTCTCTCGGATATATTGCCGTTGTTAAAGCAACCTTTTGATACATATCCAGGTCGCTAATTTTCTTGTATTTATGATTTTCATTTGTTTGAGTACCAAATTCTAGTTCTAATTGTCCTTGTTCCATGGTATTATCTCCCTACCTGTGGTAAATATTTCTGTTTAGTTTCTTCCCATGACAAGTAAATAATATCATCATAGAAGTGTGTTTCCTTTGAAACACGGTCTTGTTTCTTTAAACTAGCTATTCTTTTTCTAGCATATTTGGTCTTCCATAATTCTGTCAATGCTTCTGTAGAATTGTCAAATGCTCTTGTTAGACCTGTCGTATTCGTTTCTTCTCGTAAAAACTCTTTTGTATTAGTAAATAATTCACCAAAATAGATACCTCTGGCGTGTTCAGATTTTTGTAGTTTCTTATCAATACCTAGTTTACTATATGTAAATGCTCTGCTTCTATTTCTATGGTCTCTTTTATGAGGTTGGCCACTAGGTTTCTTTGCAACATACCATTCAAAGAATTTATATGTGTGATTCTTCATTAACCATTGTTGTATCATGGTATTGGTTGTTTTCTCTGGTTCATATGATACCGAACCAGCAGTCCAACCCATTTTCTTCCAATGTTTTAATCTGTCATATTGTGATAATGGTATTACTTTAGTTTTACCATATAAACTTGTGGTTGTAACACCTACTAATTTGTCTTTATATTGATGTTCCCATGTTTGCTCAACCGTATCTGATAAACATAGTAAAGCAAGAAGTTTACCACCAACCAAGTTATAACCAAGAGGTTGTATTGGTACTATTGTACTACCAATGCAAGTATGATTAATCATTCTTTGTGTCTTAGCTTCT